AACGGATCAAGAATTGTTTCAGCTACTACTACTGGTAACACCGGTCGTGGTATGTCCATATCCTTACTATATTGCGATGAGTTTGCTTTCGTACAACCTAACATTGCTGAAGAATTTTGGACTTCAATATCACCAACACTAGCAACTGGTGGACGAGCAATTATCACTTCAACTCCTAATAGTGACGAAGATACGTTTGCTATTATTTGGAAAGAAAGCAAAGATCTTTTTGATGAGTTCGGCAACGAAAATCAAGAAGGTATAGGACGCAACGGATTCCACGGATTCCGTGCTGAATGGCACGAACATCCGGATCGTGATGAAGAATGGAAGCGAACTGAGATGGGTCGTATTGGTGAAGAACGTTTCCGTCGTGAGTACGGTTGCGAGTTTTTAGTATTTGACGAAACACTAATTAACAGTATTAAACTTGCAGAACTTGTGGGTAAAGAACCAGCATTCCGTATGGGGCAAGTGCGCTGGTATAAAAAACCTCAACCCGGATTACTCTATGCCGCGGCCCTAGATCCTAGCCTAGGCACAGGTGGTGACTATGCTGCCATAGAAGTGTTTGAATTACCCAGCATGATACAGGTAGCAGAATGGCAACACAACTTAACAATTATACAAGATCAAGTCAAAATATTTAGAGATTTATTGCGCTATATTCAAGACGAAATTGGACAAGAATACCCTAACAGTATCTACTGGAGTTGTGAAAACAACACTGTGGGCGAAGCGGCTCTAGTAGTGATTAAGGATTTAGGAGAAGAAAACTTCCCCGGATTATTTGTAAGTGAACCGGTGAGAAAAGGGCATGTACGTAAATTCCGTAAAGGATTTAACACTACATTTGGTAATAAAATATCAGCATGCGCCAGAGTAAAGTTCTTAATTGAGGAAGATAAGATGAAAATTCACAGTCGTCCTTTACTCAGTGAGCTTAAAAGTTTTATTGCGGCAGGCACCAGTTTTAAAGCAAAAACAGGACAGCATGATGACTTAGTTTCTGCGTTATTGCTAGTTGTACGCATGAGTGTAGTACTAGCAGAGTGGGATCCTAGAGTGTTTGAAACTCTCAGCATAAATTCACATCTAGATGAAGATTGGGAAGCTCCACTCCCGATATTTATTTCTAGTAATATCTAATAAATATAGTATGGACATTAACTTAGACAAAATCGCGCAAGAACTATACGGTAAAATCCGTACTAGATTTTCTGACGTTACCTTTGGTGATGAAGAGGGGAAAATACTTAGTCGCGAAGAAGATATACCCAACGCAAGATTCTTTGAGTTTGAATACAAAGATCACGGCGAAGTACTAGGCACAGTTACTATTACACTTAGCCAAAAGAAGGGCGTGTTTGTACAATTAAGCGGAGATCTAGTTGACTCTAGACATCCCAAGGCTTTTAAATTTATACGTTCTTTGAGAGATTTTGCTCGATCAAGATTGTTAAATTATGATGAGATAAATATAGGGAAGAATAATTTAGATAAAAGAGATTATCATTTCCAGACCAAATCCAAGGAAGAACCTATGATGGAAAGTAAAATGTACGGTACTGCTAAGATCAGTTACCAAGACTTAGGCGAGGCAAGGCTTGTAGTCAAACACAGCCAACCTGTTAATACAGATTTAGCCGCAGGACGTACACAACACATCGAAGCAATTTACGTTGAAAACGCTCAAGGTGAACGCTTTAAATATCCTTTCAAACATCTAAGTGGTGCTCGTGCTCTAGCAGAACATTTGAAACACGGCGGAATTCCATACGACAGTATTGGCAAACACATTACAAGTTTATCAGAAGAATTAGCTCAGTTACGTAAATTCAAAGGTTATGTTAGTCGTAATGAAACATTAGCAGAAGCAATGGGCGACATTACAACCAAGGTATTCGAGCGTATTGAACAGGTTAAAAAAGAAGTAGCAAGTCTTTCTCGTAAATCATACTACGAACAATTTGCCGAAGCATTTGAGGATCGTGAAGATCAAATGATTCCAGAAGACATTATGAGTGACTGGATTGATCGACTAACAATTCGCACATTCAATGAAGAATTAAAAACAGCATTTCCATATATTTTTCGACTAGTAGACGAAACATCTATTCCAGTTAAAGGATTGAATCCTGAAGATATTCTTGGTGAAGACGATACAGAGGGTACTCCTCACAGTCATCAAGCTAAGACAACATTAAAGCATTTAAAGAAAGCTAGCTACGGTGATAAGGCAGATGCCGCAAATATCAAACCTGGAACTAAAGGTTTCAAAGATCGTTACGATATATTGAACCGTGCAGAAAAAGAGGGCAATTTAAAAGACAGTTACAATCCAAACTCAGTAGCCGCAACACACGCACGAGATTTAAAAGCTCATCAAAGAGCAGAACTTAAAAAGAAAGCAGAAGCCGGTGACGAGCGTGCAAAAGCAATGTTAAAACACGCTGAAGAACGAGACGAAGCTCGCCGTCAAGAATTTGACGACCGTATGGAGCGCGAAAGTTATGATCCTATGAATGCATTTGAAAACTTCATGGATAGCATAGTAAATGAAGACGACGAATCAGAAGAACGCGATAATTTGTTTAGCGATAACTTAACAGTTCAAAAGCAAGCGATTGATGACCTAAATGGTATCATGGGTGCTGAATTAAAAGTTGGCACAAATGGTGACGATGTTATAGGTAGTTTAACTAACAAGCACATTATTGACGATCCAGAATTTTTAAGTATGTTTAAAGAACTAGATCCAGATTTAGATGCACGAGCAATGATACAACAATATGTATTACAGCGTGACCCAGGACTTGAAAACCAATTAGATTTCAGCGGTGACGGACAAGTTGGCGGTGCAGATACTGCACCAGCACCAGCCCCAGATGCGGCAGCAGGTGCTCCTCCTCCACCAGCCCCAGATGCGGCAGCAGGTGCTCCTCCTCCACCAGCCCCAGATGCGGCAGCAGGTGCTCCTCCTCCACCAGATGCTCCACCGGCACCGGTTGCAGAAGGACAAGATGAAGAACCACCGTTCGACGGTCCTTACACAAAAGCCAAAGGCAATATTACGGATAAAAGCGGTGCTACCCACACTGGACACAGCCAAGCTAAACACTTGGCTAAGTCTGGAATGATCAAAGCAATCCATAATGCTAAGAAAGCAGGTGCAAAACTAGATACTAAATTAGATTTTGGTCATAAAGAAATGACCTTACACGATTGTATTGAAGAGTGCGGAATGAGCCCAGATGATTTTGGATTCGAAAAACAAGAACACGAAGACCCGACACACGAGATCCTGAAATCAATCAGTGGATTTTGGAATCCACAAGAAAAGAACTTTACACTAGGCGGAACACGCACTAAGATCAAAGTATTAAAAGATTTTAAAGATGGAGCATTTCCAGGGGCAGAGCCCGAGCATGTTAAACATGTAATCGACATGATTGAAAAAATGGATCCAAGCAGTGATGTACATCCAGAAATCAATCATATTACACATTTAGCTGGCGTACATCATGAACACGAAATTGACGAAGCTGGGCAAGATGATACTAGAGACTTTAATGCACTAATGCAACAGTTCATGCAAAATCACCAGGGTGCTAATCCAGGAGCATTGCTACAACAATTCCAAAAAGATAATCCAGGAGCAACTGTTACACAAAATCATACAAGTACAGGTACCATAGATGGTAAGCCTGCTAGCTATGATGATGCAATGGCCAAAGCTAAAGGTATGAAATTTAAATTGCCGGCTATGGGTGATGACGATACCGAAGACGAGATGGACTTTTCAAACCCACAGGCTATGTTCCAGAAGTTGCACGGAAAGATGGGCAAAATGGCTGGAAATATGCCCAACCAAACAGTGAGCATGCCTGGCGCTACCATGAATCCAAAAGATATGATGAATGGCATAATGAGTAAGATACCGAAAGGCGCAGGTCAAGGCGGAATGCCGGATATGGGATCAATGATGAAGGGCATGAACATGCCTGGAATGAACGAAGATGCTGAACTAACAGCTATGCTAAAAATTGCAGGATTAAGATAAGGAATTATTATGAAAAAAATGATCAATGAAACAGAATTAAAAAATCGTGTAAACGGTTTACGTGAGTACATGTCTATTGTTGAACAACAAAATGAAGATGCACAGTCAGTTGGCCAGACAATCGGTAATATTGCCGGCACAGTTGGTAACTATGGTAAGCAGGCTGTAAATGCAGTTGGCAATGCCGCCGGTGCAGTTGGCAATGCTGTTAGTAATGCGGCTAGTAGTGCTGTGCAAGGTGTTAAAAACTTTGCTGGTGGTGTAGCGCAAGGTGCTCAACAAGCATACGCCGGCAAACCGGCAGCAGGCGGGCAAGGAGCAACTCCTGCGAAACCAGCGGCGAAACCAGATCCAGCTGTTATGAAAATTCAACAAGACTTAATTGCTAAGGGTGCAAAAATCAAAGCTGACGGTATCATGGGACCTGCTACACAAGCGGCTCAGAAACAGTTTGCGGCGGCAGCACCAGCGGCACCAGCGGCCGCCGCTCAAGGAATGACTGAACCGGATACCCCAGAAAACGATATGTCACAGTTTAATAAAAATGCTGTTGCGGCACCTGCGGCAGCCCCTGCCGCAACTACAATGACAGATGATGACGGCAATACTATGGTAACTAATGCGGCTGGAGTGACTGGCGTATTAGGTCCAGACGGCAAGCCATTACCTAACGGCGGAAAAGCTACACCAGCGGCAGCACCAGCGGCAGCACCAGCGGCAGCACCAGCGGCAGCACCAGCGGCAGCCCCTGCGGCAGCCCCTGCGGCGGCTAAGATGGCCGATGGAGGCCCGGCAGCTACTCCGGAACAATTAAAATGGCTCGGCGGCGCTGATAAAACTGATCCGATCATTCTTGCTAGAATGAGAAAGGCAGTCCCTAATGCTCCAGTTAGCGAACATGTAGTATTTGGACAAGAAGAAAGTTTAGCTCGTATTATCCGCCTGGCAAGAGGCTAATTGGCAAAATATACTCACATTTAAGCAAGATTTCTCTTGCTCTGATAAATAAAAGCGTATACAATAACATGTATGCGCTTTTTCTTTAAGTAGATCTTAAAGGAATATAGGCAAATAAAAGCAGAAATGCAAACACAAAGGCTATTAATAGGAGAACTAACATGGCATCTTTAGCAGAAATCAGAGCAAAACTTAAGGCAGCAGAATCGAAAGGTTCAGACAATAACAGAACAGGTGGAGACAATTCCATTTATCCGTTCTGGAATCTAAAAGAAGGCGACGAATCCGTACTGCGATTCTTACCAGATGGTAACGCCGATAACACATTTTTCTGGGTAGAACGTGCAATGATCAAATTGCCATTCGCCGGAATCAAAGGTGAATCAGAAAGCAAACAAACTATCGTTCAAGTGCCATGCGTAGAAATGTATGGCGATACTTGCCCAATCCTATCTGAAGTACGTGCATGGTTTAAAGACCCAGCACTAGAAGATATGGGTCGTAAGTATTGGAAGAAACGTAGTTACATTTTCCAAGGTTTTGTCGTTGAAGACGGCCTGAAGGAAAAAGAAACAGCAACAAATCCAATCCGCCGTTTCATTATTGGCCCTCAAATCTTTACAAGCATTCGTGCCGCTTTGGTAGACCCAGAGTTGGAAGATTTGCCAACTGACTTTGTGCATGGCTTAGACTATCGTATGAAGAAAGGTTCAAAAGGCGGGTATGCTGACTACTCAACTTCAAGCTGGGCACGTCGTGAGCGTCCGCTAAACGATCAAGAACAAGCGGCTATTAAAGAACACGGGCTGTTTAATCTAAATGACTTTTTGCCTAAGAAGCCAAGCGAAGTAGAGCTCAAAGTCATGAAAGAGATGTTTGAAGCTTCAGTTGACGGCGAGCCATATGATATGGAACGTTGGGGACAATACTTCAAACCAGCGGGTATGAGCCAGAACACTGGCGATCCACAAAAGTCAGCAACTCCTAAATCAGCACCTGCTCCGACAGCAAGTGATGATGCACCGTTTGATGTAGATCCTACACCAGCGGTAAAAGCTACTCCTGCTCCGGCACCAAAAGCTGAAGCAAGTGAAGGTGGTGACTCACGTGCCCAAGACATCTTGGCAATGATTCGTAACCGTCAAAAAGCATAAACGGCTTGGGCCTCTGCAATCTAGTTGTACGCCCAGGTTATCTATAATTTAGGAGAAATATATGGCCACAAAGGCGTTCGATTTATCGAAATTTAGAAAAACCTTGACCAAGTCGATCGATGGTCTAGGTGTAGGATTTAACGACCCTACAGATTGGATCAGCACAGGCAATTATGCTTTGAACTATCTCATTAGCGGAGACTTTAACAAAGGTGTACCATTGGGTAAAGTTACTGTTTTTGCTGGAGAATCCGGTGCAGGTAAGAGTTTTATCTGTTCAGGCAATCTAGTACGTAATGCACAAGAACAAGGCATTTATGTTATCTTAATTGATAGCGAAAACGCACTTGATGAAAAATGGCTACACGACTTAGGTGTAGATACAAGCGAAGAAAAACTTCTCAAACTCAATATGGCAATGATCGATGATGTGGCAAAAACCATTCACGAGTTTACTAAAGAGTATAAAGAAATGGCAGATCGTCCTAAGGTCTTATTTGTCATAGACAGCCTAGGTATGTTGCTCACTCCTACTGATATCAATCAGTTTGAAGCGGGGGATCTAAAAGGCGATATGGGTCGTAAACCTAAAGCACTTACAGCACTAGTTCGTAATTGTGTTAACATGTTTGGCAATTTAAATGTAGGTATGGTTTGTACAAATCATACATACGCAAGTCAAGACATGTTTGATCCAGACGACAAAATCTCAGGTGGACAAGGTTTCGTTTATGCTTCTAGTATTGTTGTTGCTATGAAAAAACTTAAACTTAAGACTGATGAAAACGGTACTAAGACCAGCGAAGTGCATGGTATCCGTGCTGCCTGTAAGATTATGAAAACTCGGTATGCAAAGCCTTTTGAGACATTGCAAATTGAAATTCCATATTCAACCGGTATGAGTCCTTACAGCGGTCTAGTTGATTTGTTTGAGAAAGCAGGATTACTTGTACAGCAAGGAAACAGACTAAAGTATGTAGATCCGACTACAGGTGAAGAATTCTTATTCTACCGAAAAGAATGGAAAGATGATAAATTAGATATGATAGTGAAGAATTTTCATATCAAACCTTTAACAACTACTATTCCTGAGGAGACAGAAGAAAATGTTGAATGAAACTCAAGTTGGCGACATATGGTTAATGTTCGTTGAATATATGGATAAGAAGCAATTAGAAACTGTAGCAGAGCGTTATATTGACATGCTGGCAGACTTCGGTGTACCAGACAAGGTGTTGCAAGAAGCAGTTGGCGTTGATGAAATTTTAGATCAAGCAATTGGTTATTATCTAAACGAAGACGAAGTAGAAGAAGACGACGAAGACTACGGTGAATTGGAGTTTTAATGTGGTATAATAAAATAGCCAAGGATATTTCTTATATCCCTGACGCTGTTGAATTCTATAATGCTGAGTTAGACCAAGCAAGATTAGAATGCCGCATCGTCGGAAATATTGAGAAGGCTTCGGCAAGTATGCCAGGCGTTGTTGAACAACGATTTAGCCAACTTCAAGAAATTGAGGCTATTTTAGAATACTTAAACATTGAACTTAGGCGTTTAAAAAGTCAGCATTTTCGAAAATACTTAGAAAACTATCAACGTGCTCTAAGTAGCCGAGATTGCGAAAAATATGTAGAAGGCGAATCAGATGTAGTCGACTTTGAAAAAATTATCAACGAGTTTGCTCTGCTTAGAAACAAATGGTTAGGTATTACCAAAGCCCTCGATCAAAAACAATGGCAACTCACTAACATTGTAAAATTACGTGTTGCAGGAATGGAAGACGCAACGCTATAATCAATTTCACCAAACGGTGACTAATAGGTCTTAAATAATATTGAGGCCTATTTTTTTGTCTAAAAGGTTGATCTATGGAACAAATTAGTGTATACTTACTTTATGATAACTGTTGATAATCTTCTATTACAAATTATAAATTTTTCTAATCCAGCCATTGATACTTTGATTTCAAAACGAGACATAAGAGTATTAAATAGCCTAGCGACGTCGATGACTGGTTATCAGTTCATAACAGAATCGCAATCTAATCTATTATTAAAAATTCTTAAAGATAATAAAGAAAAATTGTCAACTATTGATAACAGTATTTACGAAGTATTAGAATCTCCAACATGGTCTAGACCATTTCGACATATCGAACAAGTGCTAAAATTTAGTATTGTCAAAAATTCCGAAGATGAGTTAGTATTACAGCTAGAAGTAACTGCTTCTGGTAAAATTCGGAAGATTTTGCTGGATGCAACTAAGACGGTTGATAACTTAATACAGTTGTCTCCCGGAAAATACTACCATGCAGACCTAACTGAAAAAAACATTGTAATGTTGACCGACTTGTTGACTCCACTAAACTTTGAAATTTCAGATTCCATAGAAAACCACTACAATACCATAAAATCTTGGTCAGAAACTGAGATCCGTAATCGGATGTTATTGACCAATATTGAATATCCAAACTTTCATAGGGCTATCACAGCCGACCTTGGCATTGAAACAGCACTTGATCAAAACGTCATAAACGATCGAAGTATGCGTTATCAATATTTCACAGAAAATGTGAAAAATCCAGGCGAAAATTTGGTAGAGTATTTGGCTAATAGATCAACTCCTAGAGTGTGGGTTGATCAAAAACAGCATACACTGACTGATGTCATCAAGGCATTGGTACAATTAAAACGACTGCCGCTACTAGTTGTGTTTGATCCAAATGCTACTTCAAAATTCCAAGAAAATATCGAAATTTTGTCGGAAGCGTTGGAAAATAATGGTATTTTTGATCACGTAGGAATTTATTTTCGACTACCAAACGACGACGCTGGCAAAAAATTCAATTCATTTATTTCATCCAAGCAGTACAATTATCCATTAGATGTTGACACAAAAGTTGCTTCATTGTTAGGTGGAAAAATACCGAAATTTTTCCTAAAAAACCCCTGGAAGCCTATGAGTGTTATTGCTGTCGATACACGCATGGGTATGCGACACGGCAAAACTTCAGTGTATACCAATTGCTGTGATTTGATAGTTGAATACGCAGAACAACCCGCACTACTTGAACATAAGATAATTGTAAAATGGCCGTAAAATTAGTAATTCGCGACGAAGTTAATATAAAACTTGAAAACTTACCACTTGATGCTCGTAAGAAGTTAGCCAACGCATTTAAGTATGAGATTCCGTATGCTAGATATCATCCTGCGTTTAAGTTAGGACGTTGGGACGGAATGGTTAGTTTATTTGGGCTCGGTGGTAATGGCTATCTAAGCCAGCTAGAGAAGATTTTAGAGATATTATCTAAACAAGGTATTAATATTGATGATGTTGATGATCAGAGAACAACTCCCCAAATTAATTTTGTACCTGTAACAGAATCCTACTGGGCTGACCAAGGCAAAGTATGGCCAAAGGGGCATCAACAAGAAGGCCAACCTATCATGTTGCGAGATTATCAAGTTGATGCGATTAATACATTTTTAGCCAACACCCAAGCACTGCAAGAAATCGCCACAGGCGCAGGTAAAACTATTACAACTGCAACTTTATCGCAACTTGCAGAAAAATATGGACGTACGATCACAATCGTTCCTAACAAAAGTCTAGTAGAACAAACAGAAGAAGACTTTATTGCAGTTGGGTTAGATGTTGGTGTTTACTACGGAGATCGCAAAGATCTTAACAAGACACACACTATTTGTACATGGCAAAGTCTTAACATTTTAGACAAGAAAAGTAAAAACCACGAACATGAAATTGTCACCTTGGCAGAATTTCTTGATGGAGTACGAACTGTTATTGTTGATGAAGTACACATGGCTAAAGCCGAGGTATTGAAGAATTTACTCACACAAAACTTGTGTAATGCGCCAATTCGTTGGGGGTTGACTGGAACAGTTCCTAAAGAAAAATTCGAATCTGAACAAATTTTTGCAAGCCTTGGGCCAGTTGTTGGAGGTATCAAAGCGCATGAATTGCAGACCATGGGAGTGTTATCCACATGTCACGTGAATGTTGTACAAATGATTGATCTACCAGAATTTAGCAGTTATTCCGACGAATTAAAATATCTTGTTACTGATGATGATCGAATGATTTACATCAGTAAACTTATTAAAAAAGTATCGCTTACAGGCAACACTCTAGTTCTAGTCAATAGAATTGATTCAGGCAAATTTATAATAAACGAATTACCAGAAGCAGTATTTGTATCAGGTGAAGTCAAAACTAAAGATCGTAAAGAAGAATATGACGAAATTAAAACCAGCGATAACAAAATTATTGTTGCGACTTACGGCGTCGCGGCTGTTGGAATTAATATTCCTCGCATCTTTAACATGGTACTGTTGGAGCCTGGCAAATCGTTTGTTAGAGTTATTCAAAGTATAGGCCGTGGTATTCGTAAGGCAGAAGACAAGGATTTTGTCCAAATATGGGACTTAACAAGTACCTGCAAGTATGCAAAACGGCATCTTACAGAAAGAAAGAAATTTTACAAGGACGCTAAGTATCCTTTCACCATTGAAAAGATAGACTGGCAAAAATAAGGAATTATGCAAATATTAACATTAGATAACACAACGTTCTCATTGAACAATTTACCAGATGAGGTGGATGAAAGCACTAGATTTGCAGTACTAGATAACAGTAATCCTAATGACCCAGACTTTTTCTTCATGCCGTTGATTTTCTTAGAAAGTTTTAACGCACCAGCGATGGTACTGCGTATTGGCAATGATGAGATTGCTATGCCGATTGATTGGAGTATTGCAGTAGGCGATAGTAGCAGTGCATGTGATATTGAAATTTTACCTTTAACCAGTTTAAATGACCGAGGGTTTGAAGCATTAGTTTTTAATCCATTAAGTTCGTTTAGGGTAGAGTTTAAAAAGATTGAAATTGTAAATTTTTACAATGATGTTAAATGGTACTTTCCAAAGATGAAAAACGGACAACTATTAGCTAGTCCTACTAGATTTGGATCTAAGCCAGATTGTGTATATGTTGTTAAAGAAATTAGTCGACAAAGTGAAATTATACAATTAGATAAAATACTATAAGGATTTATCATGACATTAAAAATCGCCTACTTCCAACCAGTTGTTATTGCTGTTGATAACGTGCCGCCGGTTGAATTTAGTAAACTTTATAATTTAGTAGAAACATTACACGCCCATCCTGAGCTTAACGATGCGTTAAATCCATTTCTCAGTATTCGCGGTGGCCAGCAAATACAAGTTTATCCAAACACCATTAGTTTAGATGTTACGTGGCTTGTCAAATGGCTGGAGACTGTGTGTGAAGGATATATGGAGATTATTAATCAACAAAGCGGCACTGATGATTTAAAACTATGTAAACCTGTAATTATTAGTATATGGACTATTCGACAAGAGCCGGGTGATTATCAAGAGATGCATACTCATCCTGCTGGAAATTTTAGCGGAAATGTGTACATCAAGGCTCCAGACTTTGAACCAAATAGCAATGCTACTGATGGGCAGATATTATTTAGAATGCCGCAAACTAGAGATATTAACAAATTCATAATGAACGACACATGGAAATATAGTCCTACTCCCGGAACTATGTTGTTATTTCCAAGCTACTTACCGCACACAGTATATCCTTGGAATGGTACCGGTGAACGAACTGTAGTAGCATTTGATGCTAGACTAGTTCCGAAAGATGAAGTAATGGCAGAATTTAATAATGGGCAATCTTAAACCAGGCGCAAATTATATTTACGAGCGTGACAAAGGCACGGTCTATGCTCGAGAATTTGGGGCCGACCCTGGCACGCGAAAAGAAATTGGGTACAATTATGATCCACGTACAAGTGATGGCAGACCATTACACGATCACATAATGGACAGCAAGATGTGGGGCGAGATTCACCGCGAGGCGAAAACCAATGTGACTTTACAAAAGGCTCTAGATCGTGTTATAATGATATACAAGCTATCCAAGGACAAGGTATGAGCGAAAAGATTGAACTAAAAGAAAAGCTAGCGGCAGTAGATCAAAACGTTCGAGAATTGTGGGACGCAATGGATGCTGAACAACAAAAAAGTCTTAAACAGGAATTCTTTATCCTTAATCGATACATTAGTAATGTGCAAGGGCAGAGCAGAGATATACAAGAACACTTTGTTTTAGCAGTAAATGAATATTTCAATAAGCATTGGAATAGCCTACAAAAACATCCTAAGTTAATGTGGCAGTTATTGTGTATGTGTAGTTATAATGGTGAAAAGGTGTTTTTTCACCAATGGTTGGGTAATAAAAAACGTACAGGCAATACTGGAAAGAAGATTAAATTTTTAGAAGAACTTTATCCAAACTATAAAGATGACGAATTAGAATTGCTTGCTGAAATGCATACTGACAAGGAACTAAAAGAGCTTGCTAGGGGGTATGGGATGGACGAGGCAACTATTGCAAAAAAACTTAAATGATGTCTTTAATAAAACAACCTTACGTTTGCGGGCATTGTAACAAAGGATTCATGCAGGAAAAAACTTTGTTTGTACATGTGTGCGAACAAAAACGTAGGGCGTTGGCTAAGACTGACAAGCATGTGGTTATTGGATATGATGCCTTTAATAAGTTTTTTAGACGAGCACAACCTCAACTTAAACAAAATAAAACCTATGACGAATTTGCTAAAAGCCCTTATTATAATGCTTTCGTTAAGTTTGGCAGTTTTGTTAATAATGTTAATCCTCTCTACCCGGAACGATTCATTGACTGGATTGTCGTCAGTGGTATTAAACTGGATCACTGGTGTAGAGATGAACTGTATGAAAAGTATGTTGGAGATCTTATTAGGACCGAAACAGTAGAAACTGCCTTGCAACGTAGTATCAATCATATGATGGGTTGGGCAGAAACTAATAATGCGCAGTGGAATCATTATTTCTTATATGTAAGCCTAAGCCGGGCCTGTTATGATATTAAAGATGGAAAAATCAGCCCTTGGGTAATATTAAATAGCAAACATGGAAAAGACATGTTAAGAAAATTCAATGACGAACAAACTAATGCAGTATTTGGCATTATTGATCCGTCATTTTGGGCCTCTAAATTTAAAAAGTTGCCTGCTGATCTAGAGTTTGTTAGACAAGTTATTAAAGAGAGTAATTTATAATGCCTGATATTGATATTGACTTTGCAGACAGAACTATTGCTTTAGAAAAATTTAAGCATGTGGTAGCTTCAATTGATGAAGATGGCACTTTTAAAAAGCATAATTCAGGAGTATATTGCACTTCTATTCCGTATAATCCATTTACTAAATTAAGTACTATTGACTACAAGACAGCAGAAAATAGAGGATATTTTAAAATAGATTTTTTAAATGTCAGTGTATATGACAAGGTCCGAGATCCGGCCCACCTAAAACAATTAATGGAGACTGAACCAATATGGGACTTACTACAACAGGAAGAGTTTGTGAATCTGCTCTTTCACGTGAACGGACACGCGAGCATAACGAGCTTAATGAAACCGAAGAGCGTAGAAGAGCTCGCGGCATTGATAGCAATCATTCGACCGGCCAAACGATATTTGATAGGGAAAGATTGGGAGACCGTGCTCAGCGAGGTTTGGTTGAAACCAACGACTGACGAATACTATTTTAAGAAAGCACATGCTATTGCCTATGCTCATGTAATAGTTGTGCAGATGAATTTAATTTGTGAACAATTAGCGAACTCTACGGACTAGCTGAACACTTTTGCGTTTAACACGCTTAAGAGTAAGATTCATCAAATTAACTACAGGTCCCAATATTACTCTAGTATCCTTGCTATTAAATGTTTTAATAGCATAGGCAAATGGTCCTATTTGATCCCTACAAAATATATTAATAGGAAATTGTCGATTACTTTCCCACCACCAAATTTCACCTATTTCTAAAAAAAGTGTTTTTTCTTCTGGAGTTTTGATAGCGTTTAAATCGTAGAAGCTGGTAACAAACTGATCTTGATTTATTATGATTCCCACATATTCATTATCACCGTAGTTTAACACACTGATAAAGGGTAGATTTTGTTCGATGTTGTCTCTTAGTTTTGCCATAAATATAGTATAAAGGTCCTGCCAGATGCAAAAAATTTCAAGTTATTTATATCCAAATCGAATCACTCTAATAGCTGATCTGGCAGGATTCACAACGGAGTATACAATCGTGTATCAGAGAACTGTAAAAATATATAACGGTATTGATAATACCTTAGAGTTCGACATTAAGAATGCCGACCAGAAACGCATTGACTTGGCAACTCTAACCCAGATAGAACTTAATATAATGGACATGGCGGGTAATTCTTTACCAAACAGTCCTTACTCTATTACTCCGCTAAATCAAACGGTTAGCAAGGGTCTAGCCAGCGTTACTATTCCACAAGAAGATTTGACAGAGCTATCTAGTCAGTATCTTACCTACAGCGTGAGTGCTTTAAAAAATGGTGTAGATGTATTGTTATATGCTGACAGTAGATTCGGTGCTATTGGTAAAATTGAACTTGTAGGCGATGCAATGCCGACGTTTAGAGATGACAGAGTGTATGATACCTTTACCGGTGAAATTGATTTTGCCGGCAATGTGCAGAATCATAGTTCGGCAGTTCCTGCTAAATTTTATGAAGCAGTTCCAACAACTGAGCTAACATTTGCAGTGATTATCAGCAAAGGATTTCTAGGTAAAATTTATTTAGAAAGCACTTCTGATATGACTATATCTGTGAATAGTTGGTTAAATGCCGCACAAACTGTAATTTTTGATAACAAAGCAACTAACACACCAACCTCAATCCAAAGTACAGTTACAGTTACCGTTCCCGTAGGAACTTATAACTATTTCCGATTAACATACGGCTGGCCCTTAACTTCGTCAATTTATTCAAATATGGATATTTATGGAGGTTATGGCGCAACTAATGGCCCCGGAAAGGTTGTATCTTTTACTGTTTCGTAGTATAATTAGGCATGGGCCTAATTTCAGAAACATTACTTACACATTTACCTGGTAAACGAAAAACTACTCCAAGTGGCTGGGTCAGTTTTAATGCGCCCTGTTGTGACGATAAAAGACAACGTGGCGGATTTATCGTCAACGGCGGTGATGCTGTAAGTTATCATTGTTTCAATTGTCAGTTCAAATGTAGTTGGCAACCTGGCAGAACTATTAGTCAAAAGATGAGTAAATTTATGCGGTTGCTCAATATGAGTGACGATACGATTAGCCAGCTTAGATTAGAAGCATTACGACTCAACGACAACTCTAACACAGTTGTGCAAAGCATAATACCTAAGTTCGAAGAACGTGCGCTACCATTAGACAGCGAACTTATTTCCAGTTTGAACCATATCCCGGACAAGCTCATTCCTGTACTTGAATATCTTTCAAGCAGAAGTTTATATCTCGAAGATTATCCGTTTTACTGGACACCGAAAATAGGGTTTAGCAACAGAGTAATCATACCGTTCCTCAAGGACAATGTCATTGTAGGCTACACAGCTCGGGCCATAGGCGACACTAAACCTAAGTATATCAGTGAGCAACAGCCGGGATATGTGTTTAATTTAGATAGGCAATCAAATGATCGCAACTTCGTAATTGTGTGTGAAGGCCCTTTTGATGCGATAAGTATTGATGGGTGTGCTTTACTCGGAGCAGAGATCAAAGACAGTCAAAATTGGCTACTCAAGCAGTTAGGCAAAGAAATTATTCTTGTTCCAGATTATGATCACGAAGGTCCTAAGACTGTAGAACAAGCAGTAGAATACGGATGGTCAGTGTCAATGCCGGACTGGCCAGCCGGTGTTAAAGATGTAAATGATGCAGTATGTAAGCTAGGACGATTAGCTACTTTATGGTTAATTATTAATGCTAAAGAATCTAATAGTCTCAAAATACAATTAAGAGCGAAGAAATGGTTTAAGGACATAACATGAAAAAAATAATAGACTTTTTATTAACCCCCTGGCGAAAATGGAAGGAAAATCGTGAGTGGAAAAAACGTATCAAAGAATTACAGAAACGTGATCCATTTATCTACAAATGATACACTGGGGGATAAACGCTCTTAATCACGGCTCCAGTCTTGCTGTATTCAAAGAGGGTAAACTGATATCGCAGACTACTAGCGCAGAAGACGAGCTATCAAGTCGTCAGACTGTTCCAGCACTAAATTATGGAAGTCCGGATCGCATTTTTTGGTACGAGCGTCCGTGGATCAAAAAAGCAAGACAGGTATATGCTGGACAATATTCAACAGCATTAGACATGTCGACATTACCAAAACATCACCTGCGACAATTCAAATATGCAAACATTTCTTATACTCCTCATCATGCTAGTCATGCTGCCGCTGGCTATTATACAAGTCCGTTTAATCATTGTGCGATTGTTGTGCTCGATGCGATCGGAGAATTTGAATGTGCTTCCATATGGCAAGGGCTACACGGTGAAATGACCAAAGTGTGGAGTCGAAGTTATCCACATAGCTTAGGATTATTTTACAGTGCGTTCACAAAGTTAATAGGACTAGAGCCTATCAAACAAGAATATTTGCTACAACAAATGAGTGAACAAGGTGATCCTAAAAGATATTTGACTGAGGTTACGAGTTACATAGATTACACAGTCAAACTAACTCGCAACCTGCATAGGGGAGTTTTAGATTGGCCTTATCCTATCGGTAATTTGCAAGATCAATGTGACATTGCGGCCGCAGTACAACAGGTGTTTGAAGATCAAGTATCAGCTGTTATGCTCAAAGCTAAACAGCTGATTGATACAGATAGTTTGGTTTACATGGGCGGATGTGCTATGAATAGTACCGCTAATAAAAAGTTTGTAGAGCCCAGATTCAAGTACCGCTGGAGCCTACCCAATCCCGGTGATCCTAGCTCAAGTATCGGTGCAGTATTGTACCACACTAAACAACGAGTATGGGATTATCGATGGGATCCTGTCAAACATATTGAAATAAAAGTCTAACTAGCGTATAATACAACTATGAAACAAAATACAGATTACGGATACGATATACAAAAAGTATATTTAGAAATGATGCTAGCCGACGCGGCTACATTTAGCAGATGTCAGGGTATCTTTGACCATACTCTGTTTGACCGTAAACTACAGACTGCGGCTGAATTTATGAGTCAGTATATTGAAGAGCATAATGTAGTGCCCACAGAAGAAATTATTAATGCTGCCACTGGTACAAATCTTAAGGTACCCCATGACTTGCGTGATGAGCATTTTGATTGGTTGTTGAATGATTTTGAAACATTTATTCGACATAAAGGCTTAGAAAAAGCCATTCTAGAAAGTGCCGACTTACTTGAAAAAGGTGAATACGGCAGTGTAGAAGAAAAGATCAAATTGGCTGTACAAGTAGGATTGCAACGTGACCTAGGCACAGATTACTGGTTGGATCCCCGTGCTCGATTAATGAAGATCAAAGATAAAAACGGACAGGTATCTACTGGTTGGAAAAGTGTTGATGATAAACTGTTTGGTGGTTTTAACCGAGGTGAACTTAACATTTTTGCTGGCGGCTCAGGTGCAGGCAAGTCATTATTCCTAGCCAACTTAGGTATCAACTTTGCAGAAAAAGGTATGAATGTAGTCTACTTAACCTTAGAACTTAGTGAAGAACTTGTTGCCATGCGTATGGATGCTATGGTAACAGGAATGGCCACTAAAGATGTGTTTAAGAACTTAGACGACGTTGAGATGAAGGTCAAAATGGTAGGTAAGAAGTCTGGCACGTATCAGATCAAGTATATGCCATCAGGTAAAACTACAAATGATATCCGTGCGTATTTGAAAGAATATGAAATCAAACTAGGACGTAAAGTTGATGTACTATTGGTTGACTACCTGGACTTGTTGATGCCAATGGGCAAGAAGATTTCAGCAGAAAACTTGTTTGTCAAGGACAAGTATGTAAGTGAAGAATTACGTAACTTGGCCATGGAAAAGAACTGTGTATTTGTCACTGCGGCGCAGTTGAATCGCGGTGCTGTTGAAGAAGTTGAGTTTGATCACAGTCATATTTCAGGCGGACTATCTAAGATTCAAACTGCGGATAATGTGTTTGGCATCTTTACCAGTAGAGCTATGCGTGAGCGTGGACGCTATCAAATTCAGTTGATGAAGACACGTTCATCTAGTGGTGTCGGTATGAAGATTGATCTAGAGTTTAACATTGATAGTCTGCGTATTACTGACTGCGAGCAAGAAGACGGTTATGGTAATCACAACAGTCAAAGTGCTGGAAGTAGCTTGCTAAACTCAATTAAGAATCGTCAAACTGTCAGTGAAGATACCGCTGGCACTGGCTGGGAACGTGCTACTCCTAAAGAAGGGTTTGATCTAGGCAAGCCGAAAATCAAAGCCGAGGTAGCCAGTAGTAAACTACGAGAATTACTTAACAATCTGCCCGGCGATGAACTATGACGCCAGAACAAATATTACTATTCCCAACAGTAATACATGAGTACGATTTACCAAATGATCATGCTCTGGCTCAACTGAAAAAAGTTATAGATGCCACACCGCTAAAGCAACACGGTAAAGTAGCGGCCAGTAGCTATAGTGGTCGTGACAAGGGAATCTTAGCTGATCCCATTGTTAAAGAACTAGCTGATAGACTACAAGAATGTGTAGACGGTTGGGCCAGTGCAATGGGCTGTGATGAACTTATGATCACCAACAGTTGGGTAAACAATCTAGGTCGAGGTGACAGGATCGAATATCACCGCCACGAACTTAGTGTGTGCAGTGGTGTATTTTATGTAGACGTAGAACCTGGCAGTGTTGGCTTAGATCTGCACTCGCCGTTAGAACAACTGCGCATGTTTGAACACAGTCGAACACCTAATTTTTACAATGCTAACTTTATCACAACAGAATGTGTTACCGGAAGACTATTGTTGTTTCCAAGTTGGCTATCTCATAGCAGTAGAAACAATGAAACTGATCGCCGAGTTAGTTTGGCATTTAACACTATTTACAGACATACTGTTAACAAGATTTTTGACTAATTAGATAAGTACGTATATAATACTAATATAAATCATGGAACTACACCACATCACAGACATCACAGACCCCCTAGTTCGATTGATCAAAGACGACCCTGTACGTCCGCACATTCCGCTTGAACAGCGAATCAACGAAGCCGCACAAATTCTTGTGCTCAAAGCCGGAGAAGAAATCCTAGCCGCCACTTGTATGCAATGGCTAAGTGACATACCAACCAGTGAAGAAGACTTGGTCAATATGGGCAAGGAACACAACACCGCAGTGTTCTATACCATTTGGAGTTATGCTCCAGGTGCAGGTGCCGAACTGATCAAGCAGGCAGCGGCTTGGATCTTGGGAACAAACAAAGAAGTTGAAAATATTGTTACCCTAAGCCCGCAAACTAAAATGGCTGAACGTTTTCACCTAAAGAATGGTGCTAGTGTACACAAGACCAACGAAACCACGGTGAACTACAAATACTACTCACGACCTAAAGGTTAACATGCAAGAATTTAAAAATATCGGCTATCATCTGTGGCAAATGGATGAAGAACTGATCAAAGCTGTAGAGGCAGAAGTAGAAGAAATACGTGAAACAATGGATTTTAATACACCCAATGGATTGGTCAATCACAAGGGATTTTTAAAGCGCACAGTGCCACACCTAGAACGGGCCATTGGCGAACGTATCAAAAGTTACAACATGACCTATGGCTATCCACACAGCCTGCGGGTATTAGAGCATGGCCGTAGCCTAAAACTAGATCAGGTCTGGGTCAATTGGATGAGCAAGCATGAGTACTATAACATGCACTCACATGGTGGAGTAATGAGTTGGGTAATTTGGCTCAATGTACCATATACTCGTGAAAGTGAAATTGCGGCAAGACCCTATGTACCACCAGAAGTCAACTATGCGGGTCAGTTTGCATTTCACTATACCAACGCACTAGGACAACAGGCCTGTGAAATGTTAAATTCATACAAAGACTGGCGCGGCGTACTATGCATATTCCCTAGTGCCTTGAATCATTCAGTCATGCCATTTTACTCTAGTGATGAGCTCAGGGTCAGTATAGCCGGTAACTTTTTCTTTGATCTGGCAGCAGAAGATCTAGTTAAAACTCGACCCGAGAGTAAAAATATACTGGGTTAACGGAAGTTAAAGGTCAAGCGTTTGAGCAGTCGACCTCGGCCATCTGCTGTGCTGGCATCAACCACAGCTAGTCGTTTATGCACATTGAACCAATTGTCGTAGACTATGATATCACCTTGGGTCCAATTGTGCCAATAGACAGTATTGGCACGGCTTTCTAGCAGTTGATACAGCTCAGTGATAAACTGGGTAGAATCAGCCCAGCTCAGCTGTTGTCCATTGCGTTCCACATGATTGATCCAGGCCCGAGTATGTGGGCCCATATAGTTGCAGTTCAGTGTGGGGCTTACTCGTCCGGTTTTGGGATTGGTTTTGAGCAAGGGCAAGCGTTCAACTCTAGTTTCCGGTATGTACATGTCGTGCATCCAAATCCAGCAGTCACTGTACTGAGCCTGTTCTTCATCAGTGAGCAAACTCCAACCTAGTTCTAGATTGAGCCAAGCAGTCTGCCCCGAGCCATCAGTGGTGTTGTTGACCATGTAGAGTAGTCGCCCGGGATATGAGTTGGCTCCAATATGCACCATGTCAGCATGATAGTCCATGTAGCCAGCACCAAAATGATTGTTGTTGCTTTTAAAATAGCTCACAGGCGTAGCACCAGTTCGGTCGGCTAGGGTGGGGTCAAATCCGTTGCTGACCACGGGCTTTTTGTAGTCTGTTTGGTCCCACACTCGGCCAAATTTTTGACCTAGTTGATAAAACTCTGCGTCGGCCAATTGATTGCCCAAGCCCTGTATAACTATAAGATTACGGTCTAAGACCAGCTGACTCCAGAATTCGGGAGTTGCTGCCATGGCTTCTTCCCAAGTGACCTGTACTTGGGTGGCCCATTCTGGGTATATCGGTAGTAGTTGCATAATGGATATTTAACCAGCTGGGCTGGGTGACTGCGAAATTATTATACTACTGTTAGGCTAACTACTTCTTTGAATTCATCAATGCCCACTGACTCATGATATTTGCGGCGTGCCTCAGATAGAGCTATAACGGCAGGCGAATTGGCCCATTCTGTGTAGTCAGCTAGGGTGGCAAAATACACTGTTCTTATATAGGTCAAATACTCTATTCCAACCCCGGAGCCGTAGCCCTTTAAAGTGGCCAACTCTTGTTCTTTGTATTCCGGGATAGGCTGGAACCAAGGTACGCTAGCTGATTGACGCTGACGTTTAAAAATTACTAATACTCCGGCCATAATGTTCTCCAATAATCGAGCTCAAGCTCTTTATAAGTGTATTTATACAGCGAGACTAGGGAGCAAAGGTAAACCACCCTGTAACGATCAACTTGGTCGCTGTGGGAGCAGGAATACCCCTGTGATGATGTGTCCAATCTGCGGGCCATATCAAGGTAAGTCCTTTTTGGGGTTGGACCTGTAGATCCTGATAGAGAAACTCAGTACCGCCTCCAACTTCACAATCCGTCAAGTAGGTCATGAATACCAAGTGCCGCAGGAGATTATCCCCGTGCATGTTTCCCCCATTTTCGCAGTGCCATTCAGCATAGTAGTGTCCGGGACTATAACGCTGTAGTTTAATCAAGGGATACAGTCCCCAACGATTGATCTCACGATAGCACCAGGGAAATTCTGCTTTGTACTGCTCTACTGCGGCAAACAGTGCATGAACATAACTGTCACGTAGATCCTGGTCAAACTGATCCAACATGCAGTGTGTATAGGCCTTGGGACCTGAAGTAAACTCAATACGCTCACTGGCAGCGACCAACCGATCGCATAGATCAGTGTTGATAGTGTAGCCGCGTATAAAGGGAGATAGGTTCATAAGGGTATCAGGATAACGGCGGAGCCGGCAGCGCAAAAAATTTTTGCCAAGTACTTAGCAGCCGCCCCATGGTGAAAATACTTAGCTCGCAGAGTAGTCTAATGGCAGTAGAGCTGAGAGAGTGTATAGAGTACGCATATCATGTACTTAGCTGAATAAATACCGTATGAAGAACTTTTTAGCTACTGTATTGTTATGCAGTGTGATAACCACTGCACCAGCAGAACCACGCACTCTAAACAAGCCTGTGACCTGCGACGCTACGGTCACTGTGTTCAAAGCCATAGTGGAAGAATTTGGGGAAACACCGCAATGGCAGGGATCAAACGCCACTGCGGGCACCCGTACTGTGCTGACTGTGAATCTTAAAACTGGCGCATGGACTCTGATTGAGTACACTAGTGCCACAGCCTGTGTGATTGGTGTGGGAGAAAATGCCTCAAGCACATGGGGAATACCCGTATAATTTGAACCTGTGTGCTGGGCCGAATGGGTCCTGTGGGGTCAAAATTTCGTCCGCGTAAAAAATTATAAACAAGTACTTATAGATTCAGCCTGGTGATTTTGCACCTATGGGTGAATTTTGCATGCGCTGTTGCATTTTTGCAACAGTCATTTTGTTTATATGCCCCCCACCCCCCAGCGAGAAATTAAATTTTTGGGATCCTGTAGCTGACTGCTTGTGCAGTAACTGTCTTTGAGATTCCTTCCGCCTCATACTGTGCCTCTAGTGCCCTAAGACTTGCACGGTCGCGTACACGAGCGTTCTCTAGCTTAACTACTACGAACTTCTTACGGTATGTGATGTACTGCGCTGTAGACGTGTATGCTAGCTCTAAGCCTAGCAGTGTACGCTGTGCCCTAGTGCGCTCTGCTAGTGTGTAGCCTGTGCTAGCGGCATAGCTACGCATGCTGGCATCTCTAGCGGCAGCATAGGCATAGAACCCTGCGGGCTTAGTGTCTAGTTCTGTAGTCTGTAACATGTGCGCTCCTGTGTGTGTATGTGTCAATTGTACTAGACTTAGCCCAAACTGTCAACCAAAAAAAGCCCTAGTCTTGCCGGGAGCGAATCGGGCTTACTGGACTAGGGCAAAGAAACTGTGCCTTGCGGGCTTGGTTTCTTAGTTGAACATGCTTGCCGGGAGCGAATCGTTGGGCATGTTCTTACTGCTACGGGTCTAGGCCCGCTTACTTGTATGCACTAGCGAGCGCCACGCATACATGTTACTTCTGCTACAGCTTCCCACTTGTCCGGGAATGTTCTGCGCAGGTCTGCAATCTTCAGGACCATACGCAAGCTCAACTCACGCATCTTCTTGGCATTGTTGGCTACAAAGTCTACCACTTGATTGGTGGCAAACTCGTCCAATTCGTACTCGTCCAACATGCCGCAATCACGTACAACCTGTCGGATACGGAGTAGCTTCTCACGCTCTGTATCGATCGTGAGGTCCAAGTAGTGGCAACGTGACTCAATAGCTTCCAAGTGATCCTTCAGCTTCTTTGAACGAACGTGCTCGAACTTGATGTTGGTAATAAAGATAGCACCGCCTTTGAACTCGAATGAGTTGGGCACACCTTGATCTTTGAGCAAGCGGCTGTCTGTATTCCAGTGGATCATACGCTTCTTACCTGAGTCCAATGCTGCCTTCAGGATGTTCAGGCTAAGGTCATCAAGCAATACACTATCACAGTCATCGAACACTAGGATGCTCTTCTTGTCTGAGTATTCATACAGCTTTGAGTACAAGCCCAGCGCACTCATAGCGCCTTTGACCACTTGATACTTCTTCAACTTGCCGTCTTGCGCAACGTTAGCGAACACATCGTGTTTGGCTAAGACCTTCTCTACACCAAAGCTCTTGCCCACGCCTGGAGGGCCTGTAACGATCATAGCCTTGACATCGCCCTTCTTAACGGCACGTGTCATGTCTTCCAGGATCTCAAAGCGATCTGCAAGACGCTTCATGATCTGCTCATCTGTTTCTGTAAGTACTTTGTTCACTGCTTCTTGCTCTAGGCTTTTAGTTGATACCAAATCCATTGCATTAATAATCCTGCTCATAAGCTGTCGCTCCTATGTGTTTGTTTAAGTAGTAATTATACTAGATATTTACTCGCCAGTCAACGTCTTTTGGACTAATGCCAAGCCAGCCAATACCGCCATGAACAAGGCTGTTTCACTGTCTGTGGCTAAACAGACTAGACTCGCCCCTACTGCCGCTAGGGCATAGAATGTTTTCATTTGATGCCCTTGGTTAACAAGTAGACCACAACGCCTACGCCAAAAAGTATCTTCATCCACAGGAATGGACCCATGAATATGATCAAGCCAAAGAACAGTAGAGCCAACATGCCCAACAACTCGATGAACATGAGGCCCAGGCCTGCTATGACTGCAAAGCCCAGGATTGCCTCTATCATTAATCTAACCTGCTTCCTGCATAGGCCCGCAAGCCCAAGCCCTGCAGGTAAGTAGCCAAAGCCTGCGCACCCGCTTCTTTAACTGATACTGATTGTGTAGGAACCTTTGCTGGATCCCAGAAGCTCAAGCACTTGGGCTTGTAGTCTTTGCGGAAGCCTGCGGCAATCAACTCTTTGGCCTGCTTTGAGTTGGTACGATCCACGTAGACGTCTACCCAACCAAAGCCGCAAGCGTCACGCTCGCCTATCTGTTGGTACATGGCTTGCCCTGCGTTCTCTGCAAGGACAAAGCCTTTTTGGATTTCTTGTGCTGTTACCATAATGTTTCGCTCCATTGTGTTTGTGTAAGTGTTAATTATACTGCAATTAAACCCAACTGTCAACCATCATGACAGGCTTCTTAAGGGCTCGTTTAACAAAGTCTTCTGGCTCGTCATCGCAACGAACCATCATAAAGCCTGAGGCATCTACCAAATCCACTTCACATATCTGAAGCTCTACGCCTGCCTTTTCAAATGCTATATTCATCTTAGTCATAGCATACTTAACACCTGCATCAAATGCTGAGTACTCTTCTTCACTGATGTCGTAGAAGTCAAAGCCTTCTGTCATCACTGCCTCGTAGTCTGTTCCGTCTGCTACTATGAAAGGGCGGATCTTCTTCCAGGCCTTTTGATCTGTACAGTCAAAGTGGTCACAAGCTTCGTTAAGGTCAAAACTTGCGAAGTTGTCGTAATTTACTTTAGCCATTTGGGTCGCTCCTTGTTGCTGTTTAAGTTACTATTATATTACCAAAGCGTAGGGTTGTCAACCAACTTACGTTTGTTATAGGCTGTTACGCCCTCTTCAACTAACAGGGCCGCGCCCAAGATTGCTAGGAAGATCCACAGTTCTATAGTTATATAGAATGCATTTAAAATTGTTTGTAACATAAGTTTCGCTCCTTAGTTGCTGTGTATGTGTATATTATACTGTCAAACTGCAACCGCGTCAACCACAAAATAGCGGTAGGGCAAGCCCAACAAGTAGCACAGGTACTCGTCATCCCCATTGCTACCCTCTGCCTCATGGAACCAACGGATAGCTGTTTCGCGTGTCTTAGCACCCGACTGGATAAAGCTCTCAACCTGTGCTTCGAAACGCTGGATAGCCTTAGCCTCAGACTCCAACTGCTCTTTGTAGTTGGCATCAATGGTCTTGCCCAACTGAACGAACTCAGCTTCAAACTGGGCTTCTGTCCAGTCAGTAGTGTCGATACCGCGTGGGCGAACGCCGTAGGCATCCTTATACATATCCCAGTATTGGCAGGCATACTGTTCCAAAGTGCTCATCTCTTCCCAGCTTTTGAATGATTCCATGTTGCGCTCCTTTGTGTGTCTGTATGTAGTAATTATACTGCCAAAATCAATCCAAGTCAACCACCCATTGCAGGCATCCGTTGAAGTAGTTGTACTCAGCACGTAGGCTATCACCAGGAAAGAATGGGTTACTGACGATGGCGTAGGGTGCATCGTCATGGTCCATTTTGAAGCTCTGCACGTCGACTTCTTTGAAGCCGCTATCAGTGCCTAGACCTGAGTTGATAAAGTGTACTTGCATGGTTCGCTCCTTGCTGTGTTAGTGTGTTAATTATACTGCCAAATCAGTCGCCAGTCAACCGCATACGAAGCAGTTCGCCCAGGTTGGTGGTGCCAGTGGCTTCTTGTGCTCCTGACACACCCTCTACGAACAGGTCCACACCTTCTGAGTAGTAGCCGTTGCTCTCACCCAACCAACGCACATCCACATATCCCTTGCGGGTAGCGAACTTGTAGAAGGTATAGGAGTAGGATTCGTAGTGCTCTTCGTCTGGCTCAGTAGCACCCCGGACTTCTTCAGCCACCAACAAAGGAGTGCCAACTAGGTCCTGGAGGTCACCCACAATGTCGTTGATGTCCACTGACTCGCAACAATCTTGCTGGTGAGCAAACATGAAACGTTCACCCTGTGCGGTTACGAACATCATCTCACCGCCACCAACGGAGCCAGTGACCTGCACAAAAGTCTTGCCCACCATCTGTGCCATGCCCTTTTGTGTGTCTACTATGTTTTCGTAATCCATTGTGTGCTCCGTGTTGTTTGTGTTCATGTGCTAATTATACGACTTTTGGACTAATCTGTCAACCGTTAATCCCAACTCTTTTTGTCGCCATACCGCTCATTGTAGTCATAGCCTTCCATGTACTCACGGATGTCTAGCTCGTCGGTGGCTTGGATACGCTCGCCACGGTAAGTACCTTCAGGGTACCAATGGGGATCGCGTGGGCGACCATAGTAACTGTCTGCGGCACCTCTGTCATAGAGGCTACCATGCTTGCGATCAAATATCGCATCAAATTTCATCATACTGTCTCCTTGCTGTGTGTATGTGTTAATTATACTGCCTTTTGGTAAAGATGTCAAGACGAAAGGTGTTGTATTTCTACAACACCTTTCTAGTGTGGTGGGCCCACCTGGACTCGAACCAGGGACCAAAGGATTATGAGTCCTCTGCTCTAACCAACTGAGCTATAGGCCCTGAACTCGTTTAATCTCTACTGGTTCCAAATCATCTTCATCCTTGACGATCCAAAGTTCATCCCAGAACTCTCTCTCATCTTCTACAAACCCTTCTGCTTCTTTTAGGGTTGGAAAACACTCGACGAACTGTTCATGTCCGTCGAATGTAGCCCAGACTTCAAACTGGATAAAGCTCATTGTGGTACCATTGATTAGAAAGGAGCGTCTTCGTCCTCAAGCACCTTAGCTGTCTTTGCAGGTGCCTTAGTCTTAAGGGCTTTTGCCAACTCTTTAACTGCTGGAGTCTTAGCCTTAGGAGCGGCTGTCTTAGGAGCCTTTTCATCCAAGTACTCTGCAATAGCTGACTGCGCACTGGCATCAGCAAACTCAGGCCATGTAGCAATGGTCTTGACCGCATCATACTTGGTCATCGCTGAGTCCAACTGGACCAAACGTGTGTCTTCGTGACCGTGCTTCTCGAGCACCTTGACACGCATGGTATCATTGGCAAAGCGAACTTTGTACTCGCCTGCAAGTTTAGAAACGCCAACCACTGTAAACAATTTATCTGTAGCCATTTTAAATACCTCTTCTGTGTGTGTTAAAAAATATGAACTTCTTGTCCATGTTCATATTATACAACTATTTCGGTTAGTTGTCAACCGTTTTCTTCCGCTTTTGGCGAACCGTTTCTTGTGGCTTTTTTACCACAGTACCGAACTCTTTATCAGTGTAATAATGGATAAGAGTTCGTTGGATCATTGTTACCAAATCACCATGATCTTCATCTACAACAAACCTAAATGGACACTGCCCCCAACTACCTGTAATAACGAAGTTATGGTAATGGAGTCGGTGTGCCTTGTTTGCTGGATTGAATACTACCCAGGGCCTACCGAATAAGTTCAGCTTACTCATGTGCCTTGATCCATTGCCTCATTACTGCTTCCAGGGGCGCAAAGTCGTAGACTGGTTTCTGGGGACGCAATCGATCGGCCTGTTTGGCCTCATGCGCTGTGTTAAGTTCTCGGGTGGTTTTCATTGCTGTACCTTGTTGTTGTTAAGTGTTAAGTATACTGCCTTTTTGGTAGGCAGTCAACCATTACTCTTCTTCGTCCTCTTCTTCAGAGGGTGGGTAGAATGCCACGCTGACTCCGTCAAAGCCCTGTAGGCTATCAACTTCATACTTCACTGGGCAGGAAGCAAGCCATGTCCAAAAGTCCATTATTCGGCCTCCTCTTCACGGTTGTCTTCTTCCCATGTTTCCAAGTTCTCAACGATGCACATGCACTCGTCGATCTCAGGATTGATATGCTCAGCCACTTCAGCCGCACTCATATCGGTGTAGTCGAAGTAGTCATCACCGTTCTCATCAAAGAGACCACAGAAGCACATGCCTGATTCCCAATACACCAACTTGACCTTGAAGCCCAAGTCCTGGAACTTCTCCATTGCGGCTATGGGTGGTGCCCAGGCTGAATCAAAGTTCATACAGAGGTCAGTAGGACTATCCTGGCTGGCTTGATCACCGTCACCACCCACATCCCACTTGGTGCCCCACTCATTGACGCAGTAGTCATACCATGTGGCATAGCCGTGTGTGGCAATGTTGCGGGCTGTATCTTCTTCCAGTTTGATCTGTTCTGGATCCTCATCATTACCAACCCGTCCTGCAACCACATGCAGATCTGCTGGCACGGGCACGAACTCTGCTAGGAGTCTGCCATCAGCAAAGGCCTTCTTGGCCCGCTCAATCATAGCAGGATCTTCGTGTTCTAGTTCTAGATAGTTGTTGCACCAATTAGGCATATTAGACTCCAGTGTGTAAAGGATTGCGTTTACGAAGGTGTGCCAAAGCGGCCTCTTTGCTGTCAAAGCGACC